AAGGATTAGATGTAGTTCGTTCATCATTCCCAAAAGCATTTCAAGACTTTATGAGTGGTATTCTTCGTGATATTCTTACGGGAAAAACCAATGAGGATGTTGATAAAGAATTGAGAGAGTTTAAATTGAGTTTATCTGGGTTAGATGCATCACTTATAGCAAAAGGTGGAGCAGTAAAAGAGATTAGTAAGTATGATACTAAAACTTTGGATAAACGAATAGGTTCATTCGAAAAAGGAACACCTGCACACGTTAAAGCAGCAATTACATATAACCGATTACTAAAACACTACAATTGTGCATTTATGTATGAACCAATTAGAGATGGTGATAAGATTAAGTGGGTATATTTAAAGCAAAATCCATTTGGATTAGATACGGTAGCATTTAAGAACTATAATGACCCGGATGAAATTATGGATTTTGTTAAAAAATACATTGATGTAGATAGAATTTTTGAAGCAGAGTTGGAGAATAAGATGAATGACTTTTATAGAGCATTGAAATGGGAGAAGGTAAACCACGCAGAAAAAAAACTCTCACAATTTTTTGGTTTCTAAATTAAATTTTCGTATCTTTGTAAAAATTAAAACAATAAATTATGAACAAAATTAGATTAAACCGCTTTATCCAAAAATACAACTTGGCGGGGTTGATTGAAAGTGTTGCTTGGAAAACAGATGGTAGTACATTAACTACAAAGTTTATTTCCGATGATAAAACTTTATTAGGTGAGGTTGAATTAGCAAATTTCACATTTGATACCGCAGAGTTGGGTGTTTACACTACATCAAATCTAAATCGTATGTTATCTGTAATGGGTGATGATATTGAATTAGAGGTTGGTAAGATGGAAGAAAAGAGTATTTCATTAAACATCAAAAGTGACAAGACAAAGGTAAACTATCAGTTGGCTGAATTAGCAGTTATTCCAGCAGTACCTGATTTGAAATCATTACCTGATTTTGATATTCAAATTGAATTAGATAATGCATTCATTGACCGTTTTATCAAAGGTAAAAACGCATTATCAGATGTAGATACATTTACAATTCTTACCGAGAAAGGTGATTTAAATTTGGTGTTGGGTTACTCAAATGTAAACTCCAACCGAATTACATACACCGTACATTCTTCGTATGGAGCAGAAGTTAAAGCAATTTCATTTTCCGCTAAATATCTTAAAGAGGTATTAGTAGCAAACAAAGATGCAAATTCAGCTAAATTACAAATTTCAACACAAGGATTAGCACACGTTGCATTCCAAATTGATGATTTTACATCAAAATATTATTTAGTTGAAGTTCAAGCTGGAGCATAATAAATTACATATATGAAATTTTGGGATACCGAAGAACCAAAGGAGGTTTTTAATTACGATGAGATGAAACGAAAGTTCATTGAGAACTTGGATTATCTTAAAGAAATGTCCGTTGAAGAACAAACACTATACAAAAAGTGGATGGAATGGAATGCGGATTTAAAAACAACGTTTCCTAAAAAATCATATTTGGGACAATACTACGATGTGTTGTGGAGACCAACTGATATATACAATAAGGAGCTAACTCTGAAAGAATTAGATGAGTTAGACCCTTATGTGGAAATTGTTGAAGATGACCCAAAGCAATCAACTAGATGGGCAGATATTCGTAGACTTATCCATACGATGGAGTTTTCAGCTAACCCAGGTCGTAATGTTAAGATTTACGCCAAAGATAGAGTAACTGGTAAAATATTAGGACAAATTTGTTTAGGTTCTGATATTACATCATTGGGAGTTAGAGATGCGTACATCGGTTGGAGTAAAGATGATAAGTTTAAGAAGGGTAAATTGAATTGTACTGCTATTGCAACTACCATCGTATCAACACAACCATTTGGTTATAATTTTTTGGGTGGTAAACTAATTGCAGCATTAGCAACCGCACCGGAGATACGGGATTATTGGAAACGTAAGTATAGTAATCCATTAGTTGGTATAGGTACAACATCCCTATATGGTATTCACTCACAATATAACGGTATCCCACATTTCAAAACATTGGGGGAAAGTAAAGGTAAAATTTCTACAAAGCCAGATGATTTGGTTTATGACCCTTGGCATCAATGGATTAAAGAAAATCGTTCAGAATGGTATAGTAAAAATATCACACAAGAACGTGAGAGAAATGGTGCTAGTATGGGTTATGAAAAGAATGGACCTGTAAGTGGTATCAAGCAAAAGATTATTCAATCAATCTATAAAGAGTTGGGAATTAAATCAGATGCGTATGACCACGGATTCCAAAGAGGTGTGTACTTTGCACAAATGTATGAAAATGGTCACGAGTTTCTATGTGATAAAATTACTGAAGAAGAATTGGTATTGAAGGATAAATTTAAAAATGGTATTCAATACACAATGGATTGGTGGAAAAAGAAAGCCAAAAATCGTTACATTAAATTATACGATGAAGGTAAGATTAAGCCTGAAGTTCTATTTTATGTAGATGCAATTGGTATTAGTTGGGAAAAAATGAAAGAACTTTATTTATCAGAAGTAGGAAGGTAATATGAATTTTTGGGAAGGACAAATAAGTAATAATGCTAGAAAGGTATTAGTGATACCAAACATCACTAACTCCAGTAACATAGAAAAGGATTCTTTTGTAGATGTAATTTATAACCATATTAAGGGGTTGGAAAACTATGGAGAATACTTTTGGAATATTGTATTACCAAAACCTGTCCAAAAGCTTAACTTATTAAATGTTAAGCAACATATACTACCATTCTCTGGTGATATGATAAAGATGCGTACATATCCACCTGATATGAATAAAGTGTTGGAGAATGTTGAATACGATGTAATTTATTCCCATTTACCAGATTGGCCACAAGTAGGTAGATACAAAAACTCATTTGATACCAAAATCATTGGTTATGCACATTGGTGGGAAATGAAATCGTGCAATGCGGAGGATAGAAAAAATAAATTTCGTTGGATGCCAATTGAGTTATTGGGTGTTTCTCAAATGCAAACTTGCTTCTTAAATACACAAGACCAAAAGAATAGGGTATTAGAAGAAGCTAGTGCTTGGTATAGCGATGGATTTGTAGAAAAATTAAATAACATTCTAGCGGTTTGGAATCTTGGTATAGATGATACTAAAATCATTTCAACACCATCCACAGAAAAAACCCAAACTATTGTATTCAATCACAGAGCAGCAGCTTATAAGGGGTATCCAACTTTCATTAAATTAATGGAAGAGTATAGAGAACAAAGACAAGATTTCAATGTATGGGTGCCTCAATTAGATGGTAAGCCCGAACATAGTTGGATTGATAATACAAAAGTACCAAAGCACGAATACTATAACCGATTACAACAATGTTTGGTTGGTATTCAAATGAGACAAACCAATTATGGGTGGAGTGTTGCGGCAACCGATTGTATGATGAATGGTACACCAATGATATATCAGGAATCGGATTGTTATAGAGAAATTCAGCCCGATGGTATGTTCTTCAAATTCAAAAAAGATTTATTTGAGATGTTGGATAAGTTATTGGATAATGAAGAGTTCAGAAAAGAAAGTGAGGTTATGGCTATAAATCGTTGTAGTGAGTTATCAAAAAACAATGATGTTATGTTACAACTATTGCATAGTAAATTAACAGATAAATAATAAAACACAATGGCATTTTTTGAAACAGAAAAAGTAAATAATGTAGAATCTACTCATAGTTTATGGGTTGAAAAATATCGTCCAAAGGTATTAAGTGAATATATTGGTAATGATTTATTAAAAGAAAAAGTAGAGGGTTATTTGGAAAGAAATGATATTCCACACCTATTACTTTATGGTAAAGCTGGTACTGGTAAAACTACATTAGCCAAAATCATAGCAAACACAATAAAATGTGACTTTATGATTATCAATGCATCGGATGAAAATGGTGTAGAAACTTTACGTGTTAAAATTAAAAACTTTGCAAGTGGTGTTGGCTTCGGTGGTTATAAGATTATTATTTTGGATGAGGCGGATTATTTAACACCAAATGGCCAGGCGATTCTTCGTAATGTAATGGAAACATTTAGTGCACATTGTCGTTTCATACTAACTTGCAATTATCACGAAAAGATTATTGAACCAATTATTTCTAGATGTCAAACATTTGCAGTAATCCCACCATCAAAGAAAGATGTTGCAGTTCATGTAAGTGGTCTATTAACTAAAGAGGGTATTACATTTGATGCTAAAAACTTGGTAGAAATTATTAATCAGTATTATCCTGATATTCGTAGAGTTATAAATACTTGCCAACTACAATCATCGAAAGGTGAATTAAAAATTGATACTCAAACTTTAATTCAATCGGATGTTAAATCCAAATTAGTTGATTATTTAAAAGCTAGTGATGATAAACGTAATACATATCTAAACATTAGACAATTGGTATTGGATAACAGATTAAATGATTTTACGGAGTTGTATGCATATTTGTATGAAAAGGTAGATGATTATGCAGCTGGTAATACGGCTAGTGTTATTCTATCATTAGCAGAAGCTCAATATAGAGATTCTATGGTAGTAGATAAAGAAATCTGCTTTATGGCAGGAGTTATAGGTATAATTGGAATTATTAAAAAATAAATTATGGAAAACACAGAAACAGCAAAACCTATCGGTGATAGAGTTTTAATTGAGATTGAAAAGCAGGAAAAAACAGTAGGTGGTATTATTCTACCAGAAACCGTACAATATGGTGAAAACAAATTGGGTAAAGTAATATCAGTAGGGCCCGGTGTATTTACACAAAACGGAACTCGTATCCCTATGACATTGGAGGTTGGTAATAAAGTATTACTACCACATAATAGTTACGATACACAGACTATTAAGTTAGGTGGTAAGGATTATATCTTATTACGTGAGCAAGAAGTTTTAATGGTAATTAGATAATGCAAAATCCTAATATAGATTTATCACAAGCAAAGGATATGTTATGTGGTAAGTGTGGTGGAGATACATTTGCACCTGGTTTTAGATTTAAGAAGATTAGTAGATTACTAACAGGAACTGCACAAGATGCAATAGTTCCAATTGAACTATACCTATGTGTAGAATGTGGTGAAGTGTTAGAGGAGTTATTACCTAAAGAAGCAAGAAAACCAAAAGAAAATGGCGAAGGAAAAAACCCGCTTGGGCTTATTTGACCACATATCAGCAGTAACGGAAAAGCAAGACCCTAATTATTTCAATACAATATCCGTAGAGGATAAAAAGACTTGGACTAATTACCTTATTTTCCGTTACCTATCAATGAATTATGATTTTGTAGAGTTTTTAGCTGAAATACAACCATTGGTTGAAACATTGGAGGCTGAACAATTCTACAAAGTTATGATAGATGTAATACCAAAGAAAAAGTATTATCTAAAATATATGAAAGGTAAGAAATCAGCTGATTATGAAAAATGGTTAATTGAGTTGGTAGCAAAAGATAATCAGGTATCTACATTGCAAGCCGAGGAATATTTGGATATTTTATATTCTACCAAAAATGGGAAGGGTGAAATACTAAACCTTTGTCAAAAATACGGAACACCCGAAAAGGAAATCACTTCCTTAAAACTTAAAATTTAATATCGTTTTATGATTTCTCCTATATTTATTTATGGGAGAAATTATGAGACTAATTACATCAATATTGTTGGTGCTATTGCCTATTATGGGTATGGCACAAAATACAGAGCCAGTTTTTGTTGAAAAAGTTGTTAATAGCGTTCAGATAGGACCTTTAACCGGCAACAAAAACCTGGCTTTTGGTGTAAAAAATATCTTACAAGAATTAGTACAAGAGAACCATCCTTTGATGGAAATCATAGATGAGAACACAATCGTTCTTAAAACAGAAATCGTTTTCTTCGATATTCTAACAACCAAAAAAAATATATCAGTTTTTCATTCAGACGAGACTGAAGTAGTTATACGAATAAAGGGTACGCTTTACAAAAACGGCAAGAAATTAAAACAATTTTTAGCAGAAGAAAGTTCATCCGAAGTATCTACTAGTACATTATTAGTTAATGAAGGTGGACAATTCAACCAACAATCTGCACGAAACGCGATTAAAAAGACTTGTGAAACCTTAATCAAAAAACTATTATAATGAAAAACTTATTATTCGGTTTGGTGTTGTTTTTAACATCATTTGTGTCTTACGGACAACTTATCATTAATCAAGAAATAACTAATAGCAAACCATACAGAGTTGGTGATACACTAACAATGAAGTATAATGTTATTAAAGGAACTACAAATCCTAGATACTTATGGATGCGTTATCAGTATTCAAACAAACACCTACAAAAATTAGGTAATACTGTATTCTCACAAGGAACAACTGCACAAAACTTTGAAGCAACTTGGCCAAATTATATGTTCACTCAAAACCCAGTAATTGGAGTTGGTGAAATGGATAAACAATATGCTTCAACACCTTGGAACTATTCACAAAATGGTGATTGGATAGCAAAGCAATTTACAACACAAAGAGCAGATGCAGTAATTGATGGATTGTGGGCAACTGAAAAGTTTATCTTATTGGAAAATTCAACTTATCAAGCCATACACAAATTAGATTTGGCAACTGCTAACGGAACAAATGATGCAGCAATCACACCAATTGGTTCTCAAGTTCTTCAATTATCATTTGCAGATGCAGATGTAAAACACGTATCGGCATTTAGAGTAAAGGTTGGGTATCCAGGTAATTTTGATGCTACATCATTAACGGTTTTAATCTTGCCATTGAAAGCAGATGGAACTACCGATTTTGCTGCTGCACCAATAGCAAAGAAACCATTAAACTCTGCTGGAATAGTAGATTTCGCACAATTTAATATTGGTGATAAGTTTGGGGTATATATTGCACCAACTACAGGAGCAGCTTACTTAAACAACGTAGTAACCGTTACCGATGCTTATAGAGCATTTTTAGCAGTAACTGATGTTGGGTTAAATGGTACATCATCCATATTCCAATACCCTGCAATAGAAAAGGCAATTGGTAATGTAACAATTGGTGATGGTGATTTTAACAACAACGATGCTTATTACCTATTTGCACACATTTTAGGACAAGATGTATCTACAAAGGCAAATATAACAAGACAAAACACAACCTCATTACAATTTATATCTGTAAAACAATCTGCATATCCAAACTTTGCAGCAGCACAATCTAACAATTCAGTTACGATAACATCGGCAAATCAAACAGAGGTATTCTCTTACGCATTTAGTGGTGATTTGGACTTCTCCCATTCATCTAATCCTGGTCAACCAATTGGTGCAAATAGTGTAGGTGGTGTTGGAACAATGAATAGAACGATAGCTAACAAAGGTATATATACAAATCAATTAGCAGGAACTGCAACTTTAAGTTTATCATCTAAAATTGAAAACAACAAAGTTATATTGAGTGGTAACTTATCACAAGAAGGATTAGCTGGATTAGAAGTTATTTTGAAGTATGATAGTTCTAAATTAACTTTGGATGGTATAGTATTTGATGCAGGTGCATCTATAACTAACTTTTCAACAAACAAAGATGGTAGATTAACATTCGGTTCTATGGACCAAATTAAGAAAGCTAGAATTAAAACTGGTACACCATACAAACTAACTTTCACATCTAATGTACCTTTAACAAATACTGCCGGTTTATTCTATACTGAATTAGCAGATGCAGTAGATGGTAACGGAAATAAGATTGGATTAAATGTAGAGTAATGAGAAAACTACTTGTTGTAATATTAATATTATTATGCAGTAGTATATCCATAGCACAATCCATTACACAACCAACCGCTAGAAAGTTTGAATTAAACGTAAGTGGACAGGCGTGTAGTGGATTTGTTTTGAATGGATTTACTTCTACTGATGTATTATTGGCATCCATAGGGTTTATTAATCCACCGGCAGGTACAACATTCAATTTAACCACAACAACAGGATTATCACCTGCATCAGGTTTTACTTTAAGTGGTAATAAAAGTAAATTAGTTTTTACGGGTACAATGGCAAACATAAATGCGGCATTGGCAACTCTAAAAATAAATACAGGTAGTGTAGCCGGTAGTGTTCAGGTATCGGTATCTGCAACTATAAATCCAACGGGTTTTTATTACAATCCAATAAACGGACACTTTTACAAACCTGTAACAACCGGCGTTACCTATACTGCAGCAAGAGCAGCATCATTATTAACAACATTCAAAGGACAGACGGGATATTTGGTAACTATTACTTCTGCCGATGAAAATTCTTTTATATTTACTAACGTACCACAAGCTAGTATATGGTTTGCAGCAACGGATGAAGTTACCGATGGTAAATGGATAATTGATGCAGGGCCTGAAAAGGGAACGGTAATGAAAACATCCAATGGGCAAACCGCTGGAAATATAGCAGGTGTGTATAACAACTGGGCAGGTGGCGAACCTAATGGTAGTAATCATAGTGAGGATTATGCGGTAACAAATTGGAATGGGGCATCAACTTGGAATGATTTATCAAACAATTGGAGTAATCCATACATAATTGAATATGGAACTTGGACTAATCCTGATTCACAAACTTTTACCGATTTTTATTCAGCAAACGTAATAAACCCCATAGATGTTCCATCATCAAAAGTTAATTTTTATTTTGGTGGAGGTATAAATCCATCACAATGGTCTATAAAAGCATATACTGCAAATGGTGTAACTCCTGTTAGTACAACTACTGGTTTAA